ATTGATGGAAGACGCAATGTTAATTCATCGTGTAATGCGTGCTCCAGAAAAGAGAATTTTCAAGGTTGACGTAGGTAATATTCCTCCTGCGGAAGTAGATCAATATATGCAAAGATTGATGGATAAGATGAAGAAAGTCCCATACATTGATGAAAGAACAGGTGACTATAATCTTCGTTTTAATCTTCAAAACATGGTAGAAGACTTCTATTTACCAGTTCGTGGTAGTGATAGTGGTACTAGTATTGAACCTTTGAGTGGTATGGAATTCAATGGTATTGATGACATTGAATATCTTCGTAACAAAATGTTAGCTGCATTAAAGATTCCCAAGGCATTTTTGGGTTATGAAGAAGATTTAAGTGGTAAAGCAACACTTGCAAGTGAAGACGTAAGATTTGCCAAGACAGTAAATAGAGTACAAAGAATTTTGATTAGTGAATTGAATAAGATTGCAATGGTACACTTGTATGCTCAAGGGTATAAAGATGCATCATTGGTTGATTTTACATTAGAATTGACAAATCCTTCAGTAATTTTTGAAAAAGAAAAGATTGCTATTTGGCAAGATAAAGTAAATCTTTCCAAAGATATGATGGAAACCAAATTGTTTAGTAAGAAATGGATATATGAAAATGTATTCAAGATTTCTGAAGAAGATGTTGATATCCAAAAGAATGACTTGGTAGAAGATGCAAAACAATCTTACAGATTCAAACAAATTGAAGATGAAGGCATTGATCCAGCTAAACCATTCAATAAAATCAAACCAGAAGACGGTTCTGGCGGAGAAACTGGTGGTGGTGATATGGGAGCTGACGCCGGTGGAGAAGCTGGTGGTGAAGCTGGTGCAACTCCAGAAGCTGGAACTGAAACAGGCGGAGAACCAGCCGGTGGAGAAGCTGGTGGTGAAACTCCTGCATTAACTGAAAAATCACTTAGAGCATACAAAAGACCATCACAAAAAGGTTCTCATAAAAAAAGAAAAGACAATACATTTGGTTATGATGCATTGGGAAGTAAAGAAAATGTATCACAATCACAAACAGATCCGTTAAGACAAGGGTCTAAGACCAAATCTCCGTTGAGTTTAGAGGGGTTAAATGACTTTTTAAAAACAACAAATCAAATCAAAACTGAACTATTAAACGAAACAAAAAGTCTATCAATGTTAGACGAAAAAAATATTATTGAATAATCCGTGTAAATAGTATATTAAAAATGATTTTTACTATAAATTTACTATATTTATAAAATAACGAAGATTAAATTATATGCACAAAGCTAAGCATTCAAAGTTTAGAAATACAGGAATATTGTTTGAATTGCTCACTCGACAAGTGACATCAGATATTTTGTCTGGAAAAGACGAATCTTTTGCCAAGAATATTCTATTTAAATATTTTTCCGAGAATAAAGAATTAGGCAAAGAGTTACAATTGTATAACTTTTTAGTTAATGAAGTTGCCAAAGACGAAACACAAGCAGAAAAATATATTGAAATTGTATTAAAACAAAGAGACAAACTAAATCAAAAGACATTAACATCCGAAAAATATAATTTAATCAAAGAAATCAAGGATGTTTATCCAATTAACGATTTATTTAAGTCTAGCATTAAGAATTATAAAGTCTTAGCTTCAATATACAAAATTTTTGAAAATCATAGTGATAAAAATTCAAAGTTTGATGTAAAAGAAATTGTTTCTTCTAGAACTAGTATAGTTGAAAATTTATGTGGTTCTAAAAAAGTAGTTAAAGAAACAGAAGATGAAATGATCAATGTTTATAAACAACAAAATGAAGAAGTTCGTCTTTTAAGTTACAAGATATTAGTAGAATCTTTAAATGAAAAGTATAAAGATTTAGATACAAACCAAAAGAATCTATTGAAAGAATATATTAATAGTATCAGCAATACAAATTCTTTAAAGAAACTAATTGATTCCGAAGTAACTACTGTTAAGAAACAATTGGCCGAATTGACTAACAATATTTCCGATGATGTCATCAAGATCAAAATTAATGAAACTGTAAAACAACTTGATAATGTTAAGAAATTTAATCTCGTTAAAGACAATCAAGTCATGGTTCTATTGTTATCATATGAATTGATAAAAGAAATCAAGAATCAACTTTAATATGAACGAAACAAAAGAAATTATTAAGTCAGACGAATCTTTTAAACAAAAGATCAAAGAATTAATTAAACAAGTGATGGATGAAATCACTACTTCTGCTGCGGCTGGTAGTGGTGAAGGTTCTGCTGGTGTGCCAAGAGTTCCAACTTGGGTTTCAAAGAATAAAAAAGGTAGACCAGATGTAGCTACCGCACTTGGTTATACATTAGCAAAGCCAGTAAATGAAGCAGCTGATCCAAATGCACAACCTCCACAACAAGATGGACAAGAACAAGGTCAACAAGATCCAAATTTATACGATGTAAAGCCAGAATTAACAGATTTTGAAAGTAGAGTATCACAATCTACCCTACAAAACAAGGGAGAATTTCAAAATAAAATATTGAGCAAAATTGGAAATAAACAAGTCCAATTAAGAGCTTCAAAAGGATATGGTCAACCAGAAAAAGATTATGTAGTTAATGTTTCTGGTGTAAGTATCGATTTTTACTATGAAAAATATGTTATCATAGTAAAAGGTAGAGAACAAGGTAAACAAAAAGAAAGCGAATACTTTGTTAAATCACCATATCAAATTAAAATTTTAGGTAATGCAGTTGTTACACCTTCTGCAAAGAAGAAACAACAACAAGCTCCTGCAACACCAGTTGCACCTGTTGTACCAACAAACACTGCAACAAAAGGAGTATAATAAATATGAATAAAAAATTATTAGTAGATTGCATAACATTTGATGTAGATAAATCTGTACTTAATGAAGCAATGGCAAAAGGTGGTCCATTGGTTGTACAAGGTGTTCTACAAAGAGCCGAAGCCAAAAACCAAAATGGTAGAGTATACGGCAAAGAAATTTTAGAAAGAGAAGCTCAAAAATATGATGATAATTTCATCAGAGAAAGAAGAGCACTTGGTGAATTGGATCATCCTGACAGTAGCGTTGTAAACTTAAAGAATGTAAGTCACAATGTAAAAAGAATGTACTGGAATGGTAATGATTTAATGGGTGAAGTTGAAATTTTAACTACACCAAGTGGTAATATTTTAAAAGAATTACTCAATTGTGGTATCAAATTGGGTATTAGTTCCAGAGGAATGGGAAGTGTTAAAAAGAATGTACATGAAGGTACTGATGAAGTTCAAGACGATTTTGAATTGATTGCATTTGACTTTGTAAGTAACCCATCAACTAAAGGTGCATTTATGTTTCCATCGGGAGAACAATCTTTACAAGAAGGAGTTGTAAAAAACCCATTAACAAACAAATGGGAAAAAGTAGAAGATTTAATCCGTGATATATTAGGCGAAATTAAATAATATGAAACGTAATATTAATGAAGCAGCAGGTGATCTTTTTAGAGCAAATTTATCACGATTTGGTCAAGGCTTTAAAAATATCGTTGGGGCTGGAACATTAACACAAGACAGTAAAGATACAGGTGTTGAAACTTTATTTTTAAGATTCAAAGAAAAATTTGATAAAATTACCCCATCGGCACCAACAGTTACACCTACAGTAACAACAAGTGGTTCAATTTCACCATCTGGTTCAATTACGCCTACTGGTTCCGTTACGCCTACAACATCTCCGACAGGTTCAACAAGTACAAGTGGATCTTCTGCTACAACAGGTTCAATAAGTGGATCTTTAACTTCTACCGCTCCTACAGGATCAACTTCTTCAGAATCAAGCGAATTTCTTTCTACTCATAAAAATTTAAATACAGATTTAATTAAAATTTTTCAACAGCCAAGATCAGATAATTTAACAATAAGTGGAAGTCATACTGCTGTTTACAAAACTTCACCAATATTATTTGTTACTAGTTCTACATTTAATGGTAATATTGATATACTCGGATTAGTGAATAACAATCCAATTAATAAAAATTATATTGGAATGGAATC